GAGGTGGGGGGTGGGGGTTTTTTTTGTTTGGTTGGTGGTTTTTGTGGTTTGGTATCCCCTGGGACTCCCTCCGTCGATTGAGGCTCGATCTTGCCTTGAACTAGCTTTGTCCTGTGCTGTTCTGATCCTGTCCTGTTTTGTTGTTTTGTGTGTCCCGTGTTTTATTCAGGCAGGATGCAGTAGCCCCTTTAACGGGCGAACAGACGGTGGTTAGCCGACGCTGATTTTGGTGGACCAGTGTTGAAACTTTATCACATGGTCTTTGCGAAGGGTGTATTGTTTTAGTGAGATTTAAAAATTTTTTTTAGTTTTGGAGAGTGTTTTGGGTTTTGTTGAGTTGGATGAGTCTGAGATGGGTGAGCGTGGTTTTGTTGACCCGTTTTTGGATGAGGATGTTGTTACTTATGTTGGGTCTGATGGGGGTTCTTATGAGGTTCAGTTGGCATCTGGGTCGTGTAATTTGGAGAATCCTGAGGTTTGTGAGTCTTGTGAGTAGATGGGTTTTGCACAGTTGGGGAAAAGTTTGTGAACAAGTCAGAGCGTTTTTTTGTTGCGATAGTGTTGATAGTGACTTCGTTGTGTTTGGGGTTTCTGGTGTTGGGATTGGGTCTGATATTACACTTGTTGTTTGGTTAGACGAATGAAGGTTTGGATTGACCAAGATTTGTGTACGGGTGACGGTCTTTGTGAGGAGTTGTGTGGTGACATTTTTTATGGACATTCAGATGGGCTTTTTTATGTTAAAGAAGCAGGTTCTGAAACGCCTAAAGAGCCTACGCATAAGATGAGTGAAACAGTTGATGTGCCTGATGATTTGGCTGAAGCTGTTATCGAATCCGCTGAAGAATGTCCTGGTGAGTGTATTTTTGTGGAGGCAGATTGATGAGTTGTGAGTGTGGATGTCCACCGGATTGTGGATGCACTGAAGAAAGTAATTGTGGTTGTAAGTGTTGGGAAAAGTAAATGAATAAAACTGTTAAGTTAATTACGGCTATTACGGGTTTGTTAGTGGCTATTGGTACGCTTGTGGGTGCGATTACTGTGACTTTAGGAAAAGATAAGAAAGAAGGCGGGAGTTACTCGTATACTACGATAATCTTAGATTCTCCGGAAAAATATGAAGAATTTTTGATGAACCACCCTGGGTGATATATGACTTCTGGCAGAACAATAGATGAAGCAACGTGGTTTAAATATCAAGAGTTGCGTGACGGTGGTCTTTCTATGTATGGGGCTGCTAAAAAGATAGGTATTTCCTATAGGGCAGCTTCCGATTTTGAAAAAGGCATAGGGTCTGCTGTTGGTAAAGCAGCTAAGAAAGCTTTCGATCAGGCTAAAAGCCCTTCTGTTGTTCCTTACGACTTGTTATCTGACGAAGCCCGTGAAGCTTATGACGATATTGAGGTTTTCGCTAAACGATATTTCGGGTTGATTTTGATGCCCTGGCAGATTGAAGCGACTAATAGAATCATGGAGTTGCAGGCTTCTCCTCAAGAGGAGTATGTGGTAATTAACGCACCGCCAGGTTCGGGCAAGTCCACGTTTTTTACTAGGATTCTTCCTGCTTGGGCTACTGTAAGAGATCGTACTTTGCGTGGGATGATCGGTTCGCATACTCATCGTCTTGGCGAGTGGTATACCCGTCGTTTAAAAGGCGAGTTGGAGCGTACTTCTCCTGTTAAGGCTGAAGCTAAGGATCTGAAAATGGGTTTAGCTGTTGATGCTGAGACTTGCCTTGTTGATGATTTCGGAAGGTTTAAACCTGATGTTAAGGAAGTTTGGCGTGGCGATCAGTTTACTGTAGCTCAAGAGGGTGACATTCCTGTTTCTGAGAAGGAACCCACTTGGACTTGTTTCGGTGTGGATTCCGGTTTCTTGGGTGGTCGTTTCGATTTGATTATTTGGGATGACCTTTATGATCCTCGTAAAATGCGTACCTCTGAAGCCCGTGACGATTTGAAACGGTGGTGGGATGAGGTAGCTGAGACACGTTTAGAACCTGGTGGTCTTCTTGTGTTGCAAGGACAGCGCATGGCTGGTGACGACATTTACCGTTACGCCTTAGACAAAGAAGCTATCTTTGATGAAGAAGACGATTTTGAAGAAGACGTTCCTGAAGAATTAAAGCTTAACGGTAAGCGTTATCATCATCTTGTTTACAAAGCCCATTATGAGGATAAGTGTGAGAAGCAACACAAGTTAAATTCTGCTCCTTACCCTGAAGGGTGTTTGTTGTATCCTCGTCGTTTAAATTGGAAAAAGTTGACGCATGTGAAATCTCAGACTCCTGATAGGTACGCTATTTTGTACCAGCAGGATGACGCTGACCCTGCGAGTGTTCTTGTTGATCCTTTGTGGATTAGTGGCGGCACTGGCGAAGACGGCGTACTGCATCAAGGGTGTTGGGATAATGACCGTGATTTGTGGGAGTTGCCTAAAAATCTTCCTGGTGAAGTGATTATTGTCGCTACGGCTGATCCTTCTCCTAGTAAGTTTTGGGCTTTGCAAGTTTGGGCGTATGTTCCTGAATCTGGTTTCCGTTATTTGTTGGAGTCGTACCGTCAGAAGATGGATGCTCCTACGTTTTTAGATTGGAACCATGAGGAAGGTGTTTTCACTGGTATAGCTGAGGAGTGGTGGCATCGTTCAGTAGATATGGGGCATCCGATTAACTATTGGATTGTTGAGGCTAATGCAGCGCAAAAGTTTATTTTGCAGTACGACCATTTTCGTCGTTGGAGCGCCCAAAGGGGTGTTAATCTGATTCCTCATTACACTCATTCTCGTAATAAAGGCGATCCTGATTATGGTGTTCAGATGCTCGCACCGTTGTATAAACATGGTCGTGTAAGACTTCCTGGCAAACAACGTACAGAAGCTCGCCCACATGCACTACTATTAGTTAATGAAGTAACCAAGTGGTCAGCAGACGGTCATGGGTCAGCAACCGATGACTGTGTGATGGCTCAATGGTTTTTAGAACATAACCTCCCGAACATTAGCTTGCCTAAAGGGAATGTAACACCACTGTGGAGACCAACATGGATGAAAGAGGCAAGTTAAGTGAAGTCGCCTGAAGATATTGTAGGGCTTCTTAAAGAAAGGGAGTCCAGTTTAGAACCAACATTTTCTCGTATGCGTCGTGTTAAAGCTGCGTATAACGGGGACATTGTGGTTCCGTTACCAGAGTTGGATAACAACGAGCAGGTGGCTGTAGCTAATCTGTTAGCTCAAGGTTTAGATCAGACAGCTATGAGAGTAGCTTCTGTAATGCCTGACGTTGTAATGCCTCCCATTAAAGACGATCAGAAGCAATCTGAGAAACGTGCAAGCGTTAGACGTAGGGCTGTTTTGGGTTGGTGGGAACACAACAAGATGGACATTAAATTGTCGAAACGTGCAAGACACATGCTTGGTTATGCTTGTTCTCCTGTTTCGTTAAGGTACAATCCTGTAACTGGTGTACCAGAATGGACTGTTCGTGACCCTCTAACAACTTTTCCTTCTCCTTTGTTTGGTCCTGATGACATGGCTCCACATGACACGATCTTTACTTATGAACGTACTTATGATTGGTTAAGAGCTAATTACCCTGAACAAGCTATGAGGGTGTATCAAGATGGCACTGACGGTTCCGACTTGTATCAGTTGATTGAGTATTGCGACGCTGAAGAAACTGTTCTTTTAGTAATGGGTCAAAGCCCAGAAGAAAAAAACAACTGGTATCAACATTCAGATTATATGGCTCCTGTAGCTGAACTAGAACGAACAATTAACCGTGCAGGTATTTGTCCTGTTGTTATAGCAGGCAGAGTTAACTTGGGTGAACCTCAAGGACAGTTCGATCAAATGCTTGGCATGTATCAGATGCAAGCCAAGTTAATGGCTTTAGAAGTTCTAGCTGTGCAAAAAGGTATTTTCCCTGATAGTTGGCTTGTAGCTAATCCAGGTGAAACACCTCAGATTATTAACACAGCTAATGGTTTAACTGGCGAAGTTGGAATCATTAAAGGTGGGCAGTTGAAAGATTCAACTGTAAACCCAGGTTTTATGACTAACCCTACTATCGACAGGTTGGAAAGAGGTCAGCGTTTAACTGCTGGTATTCCTTCCGAGTTTGGTGGCGAGTCCGGTTCTAATATCCGAACAGGTCGTAGAGGTGAAGCGGTTCTTTCAGCGGTTGTTGATTTTCCTGTTCAGGAAGCTCAACGAATGATAGCTACTTCTTTAGAACTTGAAAATAAACGTGCTATTGCTTTAATGAAAGCTTATGCAGGTAATAAACCTAAGTCGTTTTATGTAACGATGAAAGGCGCTAAAGGTGTTGTTGATTACACGCCTAATAAAGATTTTGAAACAGATGAGAACCGAGTCGTGTTCTCTCACCCTGGAACCGATATGAACAATATGGTTATCGGGGCTGGTCAGAGAATAGGAATGGGTACTTTATCTAAGCGTTCGTTTATGCAAATAGACCCGATGGTTGATGACGCTGAACATGAACATGATGCTGTGATAGCTGAAAATTTAGAACAAGCATTATTAGCCAGTATTCAAACTCAAGCTTCTCAAGGTGCGATACCTCCTAACGATTTAGCAAAGATAGCTAATCTTGTTAGAACAAATCGTGCAGAATTAGCTGAAGCTGTTGAGAAAGTTCAAAAAGAAGCACAAGAGCGTCAAGCAACTGAAGCTCCTGCTGGTTCTCCTGAAACTATGTCTGGGATTGCTCAACCTGGAGCTGGAGCAGAACAAACTGCTGCGCCTCCTGCTGGGCGACCCCAGTTACGTGAACTATTAGGTCAGGTGAGATAATGGCAGATCAAAGAATCGAATCAGCGCCTAATCAAACTTATGGAAAGCGTAAAGAACAAGAAGATTCACAACGAGTTGTTGCGATGCACAAAGAACAAAATATAACTCCAGGTCAAATGGGATTACCTAATAGACCCTCAGAAAAACCTTCTGAACCTTTAACGGCTGGTGCTGCTATAGGTGCTGGACCTGGACCTGATATTTTGCCTCAACCTATGGGGTCTCCAGATAATGAATTGTCTGAACGGCTTGCTAGTTATTTACCTATTTTGGAAGCTAAAGCTGCTATGCCTGAAGCGACAGCGAATTTTCGTATGTTTGTGAGAAGGGTAAGACATGCTTCTAGCAAGTCATCGAATAGTCCTATCTAATGGGGTTTTTTGATCGGATAGGAAAACTTTGGGATGCTGGTTTTGAAGTTGGTCGCACCGCTGTTAATACTGTTGTTGATTTAGCTGAAGCTCCTTTCACTGAAGACGAATACGATGGTTTTCTTGACACCATTTGGGGTGTCAGTAAAGATCGTGGTGTTGAGTTAATGCAACACACTATCGGTCCTGAAGGTGTCGGTGGTGTCCTAATTGGTGCTTTACCTAAACCTATTCGTGAAGGTGGCAATGTTGCTTTAGAAGGTTTGGAAACTGCTTATAGAGAAGCAATAGCTGAACCTATTAGCACGGTTGTGACAATGGCTTCTTTAGGACAAGCTGAAGGAAGCGGTGGTTTTTTTGGTGACGATTGGGGAGTTTGGACTGATTCCGAAAAATGGAAACTAGCTTATAAAATAGCTCAAGATCGTTCACCTGGACAAGCTGTAGCTTTAGCTTTTGCGACTGATGATATTCTTGATGACGAACAAGTTATGAAAGCTGAAAGTGAACAATGGTTTACTTATGTCAGCGGAACTTGGGATGCGGCTACTCGAATTTTTCTTTCTCCTGAGATTGTCGCCGGTGGTGGCGTTATGGCTGGTAGAGCGATTTCAAAACGAAATTCTTTTAACAATTATTTTAAAGAAGGCAGAGGTTTTTCAAAATTCTCTGATGACGTAGAAGAATTAGCTGTTACAACTGGGGCTAGAAACACACGGAACAATCAACTTCTTTTAGACGAAAAAGACTTAGATGATTTTGCTGGAAAAATAAAAGAAAAATATTTTTTCGATCACCATGAAGGTGATGTTATTTCTACTGAAATAGCCAGAGCAGTTATAGGCGGTGCTGAAACAGGATTTCAAGGTGGTAAAGAATCACTAGAAAATGTTATGCGTTTCTTTATGGGTGACGCTTCTGCTATAAAAAACATTGAAAAACTTGAAGGAGCCGCTACCGCACACAGGTATCAGCAACTTTACAAGAACTCTAACCAAATTAAACAAAGCGTTCCTCCGGCATCTGTTGGTGGTCAAATGACTATTTTTGACGAAGCTCAAGATGGGACACTAACTTTAGCGCAAGGTTTAATTTCAGAAATGGATGATGCTCCTCATGTAATTAGAGCATTTGCTTCTATTGAAGAAGCTATTAAACCAACGATGAGAAAAAACTTTGTTCACAACGATAGAGTTCAACAGTTTTATAGATCGAATTGGACTATGGCACCTGTTCGTGTAGTTAGAGATATGCGCCCCCAGCATTTTGTTTGGGCTGGTGATGCTAACAGTGGTGAACAGGTAGCAAGGTTTATGCGTGAAGCAGGTTTTGAAGCTGATGAAATAAGAAGGTTTCGTGGGCAATGGGCTAGAAGTGATATAGCTACGAGGGCTGAAGTTTTAGCTAGAACAGCTAACACTAAAGCGATTAGGAAAGTAGCTGAAAAGCATGTTAAACGCCCTAAGAACATGAGTAAAAAAGATTACGACAAAGAGATCACAAAATTTATAGAAGATTTTGAATATTCCCATGAGTCATTTGCGAAAGTTATGTCAGATGTCAGAAAGTATGATGCTGATAAAAACATAAGCACAATACATTTTAAAGATCCTGATACTGGTATTGAAGAAATGCTTCAGGTTCCTTTAAACCCTTCTCAGCTTAAACAGTCTGTTGCTTTGGTTGATATCAAAAAAGTTGATAAAGCTATGAGGCGACAAGCATCAAAGATGCCAGATTTTATTTTTAAAGCAAATGACATTAGAGCGCAGAGCTTACATGAAATAATGAAACTTTGGCGACCAGCAGTTCTTCTTCGCCCTGCATGGGTAATGAGAGTTGTGGGTGACGAACAGTTGCGTATGTTTGCAAAAGTTGGAACAACTGAAAGAATGTGGAAACTTTTAAGCGAAGACCGACCAAAGTATGTGCAAAAAGTTTTAGAAAATGCTCTTGTTAAAACTGGTGCAGTCACAATAAAAGGTGGCAAGGTTCAAATAGCTGGTTCTAAAAAACTTACTGCTAGAAGAGCAGCGGTTACAGGTGGCATTGGATTGCTTGTAGCAGGACCAGTTGGTGCAGCTATAGGTGCGAGTGGTTCTTTAGCTAGAAACACTAGGGCGTTAAAACGGCTTAGGAAAACTTTAAGAATCAGAGAAGAAGCCAGAGTGTTATATGAAGGCGGTCAAGTAGCAAGAGCTAAAGAACTTTTACAAGAAATAGGTGAAGGTCCACTAACTATAAGTAGAAGTACGGACATTCACGATTATGAGATAGCAGGTGCTTTTGGTGATGCGTTGGAACCAAATATTCTTGCGATGAAAGCTAATAGTGCTAATCGTACTTCAAGGTTTCTTTTAGGAAACACAGAAAAAGAAGTCTGGAATGAAGTGGATGAGATCATGGGCGATTGGATGACTTATGAAGTTTCCGGTATAGGAACTTCCAAAGCCGCTGAAAAAAGATTTGGTGACTGGTGGGAAAGAGTTGTTAATGACCAATGGGCTAATAATCCTGTAGGCCAAATAGCTTTTAATCACAGGTTGGGTGATGCTTCCGTTAGGAAGCAAGCACTTATTGATTGGATGCACACTGATGCTGGTAAAGAGTTTGCTAAAAAAATTCCTAACAGAATAAAAAAAGATAAAAGTGGCAATCTTTTAACTGATGATATTGAAGATTGGGCTGAACAAGTTGTTCAAGCTACAGACAGAATGGTTACAAACAAAGAAGTAGCTCAACTATTAGCTGATAGTCAAGGCAGTGTTCGTGTCACTCTTAAAGATCTTAAACGAATAGCTGAAAAAAATGGTGAAGATTGGAAACAGTATGTAGGTGATATTCATGGTCAACAAGGAATACAATTAGCTGATGATACTTTAAGAGCTAAAAAAGATCGTTTAGTTAATCGTCTTTTTGATCGACTAGGAACAGTCACAACAGACAATCTTTCAAGAAATCCTTATTTCAAAGCAGTATATGAAGAAGATATTTTAAGACGAGTTAAAGCATATAAAACAACAAACGGTGATTATGCGTTAACTGAAGATGCTTTAAAAACTATTGAAGCTTCGTCAAGGCGTAAAGCATTAAATGAAACCCGTGACCTTCTATATGATTTAGCTGAACGATCAGAGTTTGCTGACATGATGAACAACATCATGCCTTTCTTCAACGCATATCAGGAAGTTCTTACTCGTTGGGCTGGACTAGCAATAGACAACCCAGTGTTCGTTTCTCGAATGTTGCAGACATTGAGAGCTAGACCCGATACAGATTGGTTCCAAATGGAAGAAGTGGATGGAGAAAGATACTTCACGCTTCGGTTGCCAGAGTTCGCTTCTGAACTTGTGTCATCTGGAATGTTAGGAAACGCTTTTAAAGAACAGTCAACTATAAGGTTCCGTGCTGATTCAATAAACATGGTTACACAAATAGCACCTGGTGTTGGACCTATAGCTCAAATACCTGTTTCAGCTTTAGTTGTCACAGAACCAAAATTTGAAGAAGCTTTTAAATTTATACTTCCTTATGGTCCTGTCAGGGGAAGTAATATTTTAGAACAATCTTTTGATGCGCTACAACCAGCTTGGGTTAAACGTATAACAAGTGCTTTAAGTGAAAACAGGTCTTATGAAAGCACAGCCGCCACCATCATGCTCACTCGTATGGCTGAGATGGCTGATGGGGATAGAGACAAAATTGATTTTGGAGATGGTAGCGAAAGAGCAAAGTTTATAGCTGGAGTTAAAGAAGATGCTAAGAATTTTCATTACTTGAAAGCGATTGCTTCAGCTTTTTCTCCTGCTTCTGTTGGGTTTCATTCGCCTTACCAACCTTATATAGATGAATACCGTAGGTTGAAAAAAGAAAATATTAAAACAGCAGATAAAAAGTTTATGGATTATTTGATTGCGGAAGGGGTAGAAGGCTTCTTTGCTTTAGCTGCACGTTTCTCAAAAAATAACGAAGGGCTTCCAGCTACTATAGAAAGTGAAGAAACTCGTACAAAATATATTGACATGATTCATAAATACCCTGAAATTGGTGGTTTGATTTTAGGAACAGAAGGTGGCGGTTCTGCTAAATGGTCTGCTGCTGTGTATGAAAAACAACTTAGAGAAGACACTAGCCCAGGTTCAGGTGTTAAACGTCGTGAACGAATGTCTTTAGATGAAATTTTAACTGACAGCCGTGTACGTGAAGGCTGGGAAGAGTACGGGCGTATAAATGATATTATCTTTAATACAATGCGTGAACGTGGTCTTCCGAATCTTCGTGTAAAAGAAGCATCAGATTTGCTTTCTATTAAACAACAAGCTGTCTTAAAGTTAGGTGAACGCTATCCTCTTTGGTATAAAGAATACAGTAATCCTGATTTAACTAAATGGACAACTCGTATTAAAGGAATGAGAGCAGTTGTCGCTGATGAGCGTTTAGCAGGTCGTGATGACATACAACTGTTAGCAAAATATCTTGAAATCAGAGATGCTTTTACAGGCGAGTTGTCTAAACGTGGGGCTGCTGGTGGTTCTTCAACTATGGATTCTCGATCTAATCAAGATTTAAAAGTTGCGTGGGATTCAATAATGGATCAAATGATTGAGAATCCTACGTTTGGTGACTTATTATGGAGATGGTTAGAGTTTGACCCTCTAACTTCTAATACCTGGCCAGGTTCACAACTGGACAATATGAGGAAAGCAGCATGAGCGATTTAAATGACATAATGCAAGAGTTTGGGATTAGTCCTTTGAGCGTTCCTGAAAAAGATGTTCCTAGTCCTTTTGAAACATACGTAAGGTATAACGATCCTGATGCTGTGATTATTCCTGCTAGTGAAAGACCAGAAGCTCTTAAAGGGGCTATGGCTGGTACAGAACAAATAGGTGATTTAACTGTTGGTGATATTTACCAACAATATTTTGATATGTCAGAAGATCAACGAAAATCTTTACATGAAAGATTGTTTGTAAGTGGTTTTTATTCTAAGTCCACTAAAACTGAAGACATTCATAATAAAGGACAGGCTGAAAATGCGTTTGTTTCAGCAGTTAATTTTTATGCGGCTCAAGGGATAAATCCTCTTTCACAAGAAGCTTTACCTACAAGACCCATAGAAGTTGAATTAGAGGAAGAACCTGTTACACGGAGAGCTACTGAAGATCAGATTTCTACTTATGCTGACAGTGCTGCTAAAAACATTTTTGGTAGGGCTGCTTCTGATTCTGAAAAAGAATTAGCTGTGTCTATTTTTCGTAAGTTAGAGGATGATGAAGCAAGTTCTCCTGGTATGGGTGATTTAACAGAAGGGTTTAAAGCAGCTTCTCCAGAAGAAGCAGCTAATCGTCGTATGGCTAAAACATTGAATATGTTTCAAAAGATAGTTGCAGGTGCTTAAATATGAATGAAGCAATACAAATAGCAGTTGATGATGAGCGCCAGCGTTTAGAAAAAATTATTGAAGAAGCTGAAAAAAAACTTGTTCAAGCTAAAGATAATTTAGAAACTCAACGTGGTCGTAATCGAGCTAGATATGACCAGAACGCCAAGATTGAAGCTATTGAAGAAATGGCTTCTATCGAAGTGGCTGATCTTGGCACTTCAACAAAATTAAACAGTCTTACGGATAAACCTTCTCTTGATGTATTAGCAAGGTTGGAATTTTTGTTAACGGCAGCAGGGTATCCAATTCGTCAATCTGAAGAATCCCAAGAGTTGCTATCTTATAACCCAACTACAGATTCATCAGCTAGCAGTTTAGAAGTTGCTATCGCTGGGGGGTTAACTGTTGGCGGTTTAATTGAATGGATTGAAGACAACCGCCCTAAAGTTGGTCAACCTAAACAAGAAGCTCAGAAAGCTGTTGCTATAGCACAACAAGAATTAAAAAAAGCTGAAGACACTTTGGAAGCATTTGGTAACACAGATGAAGAACAGACAGCTTGGGTTCGTGATAAAGGATTAGTTACAGAAGACCAACTGCCTAGAAGTGAAAGAAAAGAATTTAGAGAGGCTTTACCAAATCCTTTAGTTGGTGAAAAACCAGAAATATCAGTAAGTGTTTTTACACCTCCAAAAGAAGTTGAAGTTCCTGAAATAATAGAGATTGATACCGCTGATTGGCCCACAAAAGCGATCGAAACTGAGATAAGTGAACTAGAGGAATCCCCCACCCTTGAGACAGGGACAGCTATTAAAACAAAAGAAAAAAATATTATCACCGCTGGAGGAACAGAATTGGAAGATCCAGACCCTGCGTCATTGGGACAAGGGTTAGGAAAAATAGATTGGAAAGCTCTTGAATCTAAAGACTGGTATAAAGGAATGTTTGGTGTGCCTGCTATACAGCAAGATGGTTCAGCAGAAATAAACATGACAGAGCCAGACGAAGTGATGAAACAGGTTCTTGGTTATGGAGGAAGATTTCTTACAACTGATTCTAATGATCCTTTGTTTGAGGTAGCTGAAATACTTCGCAAAGCTGCTGTTGAAGAATGGGATGAACTTACACTTAAAGAAGCTTTGTTCCCTACTACTTGGTGGCAAAATACTGCTCCTAGAGCTAGAAATTTGCAAAAAACAGAATCGGTTGATCCAGCTAAAGCAAAAGCTTTATTAGCTCCTGCTTTGGAAAATGTTACAGAAACAGCAAATCAAATAGGCATAACATTAACCACAGAAAGAGCTTCACAAATTGCTAGAAGTTATTACATAGAAGAATGGGATGGTCCTCGTCTTCAAAACTATTTATTCATGGAAGCAGATTGGGATGTTGGCAAAGCAGGAGGGGTTGTTCAAGACAACTATAGAGTTGTGGATATTTTGTCAAATGATTACATGGTTGGGCATTTAATAGATCCTTCCATACGAGACACGTATGCTAAGAGACTTGCTACAGGTGAAGAAACAGAAGCAGGTTTAAGAGCAGAGTTCAGTAGAATGGCTGGTTCAGCATACGGTTTGATAGAAGATAGGCTTAATCAAGGGTATTCAACTCAAGAAATAATGGCTCCTTATCGTATGGAAATAGCCAGACAATTAGACATTCTTGATAGTAATAGTATTGATTTTGTTAATGATGAAAAATATATGCCGTTTTTAACTGGTGTAGGTGAAGGTGCTGGAATGATGACCATTGGGGCTGTAGGAGAATACATAAGAAAAAGTCCAAAATTACGACCTTTATGGGAAAGAACAGATTCAGCTAAAAGAAATGCTCGTTCATTTGCAGACTTTGTTACTCAGAAATTCGGAGGGTTAGGTTAATGGCATCAGATAATGAAATAACTTTTCAACCTATTTTTAAAGGACAAAAAACCAACAACCCTGAAGAAATAGCTCGTTTAGCTTCTGAAGGGGCAGAGTATGACCATGACTTTTTAAGAAGTCGTGGCGGCAGTTGGCGAGATCCTTTTACTGGGGTGCAGATAGGACAAGCTGTTGATTGGACTGGCGTGTCTCAAATGGCAACAGTTGGAGCAGGTGGGCAACTTACAACAAGTCCCAATGTTCCTTTTGGTCATGTGATTGATCCAACTACAGGAGAATCTACAGGCACTTATCTTTCATGGGACAATGAAGGCAACAGGCTTGGTGACGTTATGGTTGCTGGTGATATTGTTAGTCCAGCTAAGGGAATGTCTGAAGAAGAGCTTTTAGATATTGCTGGTCGAGTGGCTATTGTTAATACTTTTCAGCAGGACCGTGTTGCTTTGATAGAGCAGTATGGTGATTACTTTTTAGAAGAAGTAGGCACAGATATTGTAGGTGGGTCTGTTAGTAAACTTGACGAGTTGCGTTTCAACTCTAGAGGCTATGATTTGTTGACAGGTGGGGTTCCTTCTTCTTACAGGGATGAAGATTATGTGTCTGTTGATGATGATGCGATGGCAGCAGTAGCAGGTAATTCAATGTCTTTAGCAATGATGAAATCCAACCTTGAAGTTTATGGAACTTTAGTCGGTCCTTATGATGCACAATATCGTGAAGCGGCTGGAATGGTTACTTCTCAAAGTGCTGTAGGTTCAAGTGCTGTTGACATGGGAGCAAATGAATCAAGTGGAACGCCTGAGCAAACTTTTAGTCCTAATGAAACAGCCACAGGTATCCTTAGAAACACATTAAAAAATTATGGGTTAGAAAGTTTATTGAATGACAGTGCTTTAGATTTAGAAAATCTTTATGTTTCTCTTGATGACATGGATGCAGTATGGGCAGCAGTAAGACAAAGTGCCACATACGCTACTCGTTTCCCAGGTATGGCAGGTTTATCAGCATTAGGTCGTGCGATTACTGAAGCTGAATACATTACTTTAGAGACTTCTTACGCACAAACATTAAATGCGTATGGTATGCCTAAAACTTTTTATGATGGTCCAGAAGATTTTGGAAGTTTAATTGCTGGGGATGTTTCTCCTTCAGAGTTTGCTCAACGAGTTCAAACTGCATACGAAGCACAAAAATTAACCAGTCCAGAAGTTCGTACTGCTTTAACCGACTATTATCAAATTACAGACGGTGATTTAACTGCCTATTATTTAGATCCGGAGAGAGCCACAAATATCTTTGAAGAACGTGAAAGATTAGGAACAGCCAAATTTAGTGCGATTGCTACCGAGTATGGTTCTCCTATCACACAACAAACCGCAGAAGCCTTACAGGAAGCTGGGTTTACTGAGACTCAAGCTCGTCGGGGATTCCAAAAAATAGCGCAGTCCACATTAGATGAAGAAACTGTTAGTGAACAGCTTCAAGGCGATGACATAACTTTTGACGACCTTACACAAGCAGAGTTCAACCTTGATCCGGAAGCTGCTCGTAGGTCAGAACAACGTCGTCAAAGACGATTAGCTGAGTTCAGCCAAACTGGTGGTCCTTTATTAACTCAAGGTGGTTATACAGGCTTGGGTTCAGCTAGGTAACTTCGTAGTCCCTTTTCTAGCAGTAACAAATTCGTCAGCAAGCACAGTTTTAAAACCTAAATCGTGAATAAAAATTTTCACGTAGTTGTCTTCATAGCACTCAACTACAAATCCTACTGAGCGTTTAGTCCCAGCTTTACGTTTAAGTTGCACACGTATATTAGTTCCAGCTTTTAAAATTCGTTGACCTTCACGGCGTATCTCTTTGACAGTTGCACGTTCTTCTGTAGTTTTAGTTACCCAATTAGACATACATAGATTAAGATTATGTCGGATAGCTTCTTCGGTTGTTAAACGCTTCCCGTTTAGAACATAAGTTGTCCCAGCAGCTATAGATTTAGCTAAAGTGCAAAACCCACAAATATAATTTCCATATTTAGTTTTTCTTAAACATGGAGGGTTATTTAATTCAGGGAATTTAGATAACACATTCTCATTCATTCTTCGATTCTCCAATCGTTGTTGTATAACTATTGTATCACCTTTGTCTAATTGGGCGGTGGATGCAAATGTATTACATAAGTGTAATTATTCTGCTACACTCAATAATGACTAAATAAACCAGGTGCTTTTTTGAAAGTGAAAAAAAAGACTGGAAATTATTTATGTCACCGCCATTGGCTCTACCTCCTGAGTCAATGTGAAATGGGAGAGGAGCGAGACATAGATGGCTGAGGCAAATGATACTGAAGCAATCGAATTAGATGAAAACGGAGAACCGAAACGTAACTTTCGGAGAGTTCTTGAAGATAGAGCCGCTGATGCTGAAGCTCAAGTAGCTGAACTTCAGGCAAAACTACAAGGACTTGAAAGAGCAGAAGCGTTTCGTTCAGCAGGGATTGACCCTAATGACAATCGACAATCGTATTTTGTTAAAGGATACGATGGAGAGATTGATGCAGAGTCAATTCGTGTAGCAGCAATGGAAGCTGGGTTTCTTGAAGAAATTCAAAATACCGAGCAAATTGCTCCGCAAGGAAGTGAGGTTCTCGAACCAGAGACCACAACTACACTTCATACGGAATTAGCTGCACAACAAAGAATTGCTGAAGCTAGTGTTCAAGGGCAACCAGTTGTTCCACCGGATTTAAATGAACAAATCCGTGCGACAACGAACGAACAAGAGTTGAAAACCCTGCTACGTTCTCAAGGATTCGAGGTCGATGTTCAAGGTTGATTAGCCTCTCGTTCCTAAAAGGATTTAATTAAAAATGGCTTATACACAAAAATCAAGTGTGTCGTCAGATCAAGTAGCATTTGAGCAACTCGCTCATTTCGCTCTGCGTAAGCAAGTTCTTCACGAAGAGTATGCAACCGTTAAAGCAACAAAGCAGTCCCATAATGGTTCTGGTGTTACTTTCACGATTTACAATAATCTCGCTCAAGCAACTTCAGCTTTAACAGAGACTTCTGATGTCACAGCAGTCGCTCTAGGCGACAGCACCGTAACGGTGTCATTGGCTGAATACGGCAACGCAGTTGTAACAACTGCTGCGCTTCGTGGGCAGTCTTTCTTTAACGTAGATTCAGATGCAGCTAACATCGTTGGCTTTAACGCTGCTGATTCTATGGATCAGGTAGTGGCTGATGTTCTATACGCTGGCACTAACGTCACGCACATTTCGCAGTCGTCAAGAGGCGCGCTTGTAGCGGGCAACGTAATCACTTCTGACAGTGTTCGTGAAGAGGTAGCTGGACTTCGTTCGGCCGCAGTTCCAACATTTGATGGAAATGCTTACATCGGGTTTATTCACCCAGACGTAGCTTACGATTTCATTAAAGGCACAGCCGTTACTGATCTTCGTAGCTTCCAAATACGTCAAGACGCAGATGGAGTCCGTAAGGGTTCTATTGGTATGTTCGATGGAGTTGACTTCATTGAAACACCACGCGCTTTGCTCGTAGCTGATGGAGGTAACTCCACTGTTGATGCTTACGGCACAGTAATTATTGGACAGCAAGCAATAGCAAAGGGTTACTCGACCATGTTCGGTCCTGATCCTTCTGTTGTGTTCGGTCCTGTTACCGACAGCTTGCGTCGTTTCCAGCCTGTAGGTTGGTACACAATGTGCGGTTATGCCCGCTTCCGTGAAGCAGCGATTCGTCGTATCGAATCAGCTTCAAGTATCGGAGCTAACTAACACACACGTTGGTTTTAGGGTCGGGAGTCGGCAAGCCTCTCGACCCTAACCAGCAATTAGAGGTTAAGATAGAGTAATGACTTACAAAGTAAAAAAACCTAAAAGACCGAGAGGTAGATAAATGGGAAAGTATTCTTCTGTTGGCATCCTTACTCAACGTGGAACCTCAAAGAAAACAAAAGTTCGTAGAGATTCCGATGGCTCTGTCGGAGGAATCCAAACTGAACACTGGAGTGGGCAAATTGATGCTACTGTATCTCCAGAGTCAGTTGAGATGAGAGTCCTCCAGGGAGGCGTGGAATAATGGCTGTTACAGCAAGTGGGATGTTTTGTCCCACATTTTTAGATATTTTGGATGGCACACAGTTAGCGGTTAATACTGCTTCTGATTCATTCAAGTGTGCGATGATAACTAATTCATCCACACCAGACTTTGACACTCACGATCATTGGTCGGATCTGTCAAGTAATGAAGTTTCCGGCACAAATTATACTGCCGGTGGCGTGGCTTTAGGTAGTGTCACGATGACGAGTGCTTCTGGTGCTTTGAAGTTTGATGCTGCTGATACGAGCTGGGCTACTTCTACTATTTCAAATGCGAGAGCTGCGGTCATTTATGACGACACTCTCTCTAATGATCCGTTGATTTGTCTAGTGAATTTCGGTTCAGATTATTCGAGTGCTAATGGTACTTTCCAAATCACTTGGAACGCTGCTGGTATTTGGACAATCGACTTAACACCGTAGGAGGTTTTTAAATGGCAACTGCTTACCCAGGTGCGCTTGATGCAACTAATAACCAACTACGCACAGATATTGGTCCTACTGATGATTTGGATGCGTCAGGTAAAGAGCATGACGAACAACATGTGAATGTTAATGGTGCTGTAGTTGAACTTGAAACCAAGTTAGGTACTGGTGCTTCAACAGCTACTAGCGGTGCTGTCATGATGGGTACTGGTTCCGGCACATCAGCCTGGGACACTTCACCCACTATTCTTGGCGCTCTTACTGTCGGTGCTGATGGTTCAGGACACGACGTAACTTTCCACTCAGACACGGCTGGTGACGCTATGGTTTGGGATTCCTCAGCGGAATCTTTGACAATAACGGGAACTAATGGTCAAACAGCGTTGGCGGTAGCTGACGGTAATGTCACTATGGCTGACGATCTTACTGTTACTGGTGCTGTGACTGCTGGTAGTCTTGTAGCTCCTCTTGCTATAAACGCTCAGACAGGAACTACCTACACGTTTGTGGCCGCCGACGCTGGCAAGCTAGTAACTGCTAGTAACGGTTCCGCTCAGACTTATACTGTGCCTCCTAATTCTTCGGTTGCGTATGATACTGGGACTACGATTACCATTATTGGTATAGGTGCTGGTAAAGTAACTTTGGCTCAAGGGTCAGGAGTGACGATTAACAGTAAGGACTCTGAGAAGGCGATTGATGGGCAACACGCTTCTGTTACGTTAATTAAGACAGCTACAGATACTTGGCAATTAGTCGGCGCTTTGCAGGCTTGATATGTCTTTCATACAGGCTCTTATAGGCTCGATAACAGGCGCAGGTGGGGGCGCTCCTCTTGACATAACTACTAGTGGTGGGACAAGAAACGTGGTGGGAATCTATTCGTATCACACGTGGACTTCCAACGACAGTTTTACGCTTAACACAGCGGCAGATCGTGACATCGAATGGTGCATGATAGGCGGTGGTGGTTCAGCAGGGAAAAACAATCCATCCACCCAGCCTGGTGGAGGCGGTGGTGCTGGTGAGCGAGTTGCGGGTACTTATTCTTCCATGCCTGCTGGGACTTGGAACACACAAATTGGAGCAGGCGGGGCGGGTAATCCAGCAGGTAGCAATCCGACTCCTTGGTGGTACGGCAATATGGGCAGTATTTCAAAATCTCAACAAACTTCAGGAAGCGGTGGCGACACTATTACAGCCAATGGCGGTGGTTATGGGGCAACGTACCCATATGCCGGCGGTTCAGGTGGTTGCGGCGGTGGGGGTAGCGGCGCTTATGGTACTAGTGGTGCTGGCGGAACCGTTAGCCATTATTCCGGCTCAAACCCTCCGTGGGCTACAAGCACAGGCTACGCAGGCGGTCAAGGCTCATATAATTCAAGTGGGTATGTCGCCGGCGGTGGCGGTGGTGGAATAGGAGGAACTGGTGGTTTGCCAAGCAATGTTTCTCCTTGGAATTTTTACGGTAGTCCACTAAATTCAGGGGCTGGTGGACCAGGAGCTACTCATCCGTTAACCACAGGAAGCAGTGTTATTGCAACGACTACTGGTGTTGGTGGTGCTGGAGGTGGTGGCAACGCTGCGGGAGCAACAGCACCAAGCGGAGTAGCGGCAAGCAACTCAGGCGATAGTGCGGCGGCACCCGCTAATAGTGGTAGTGGTTCATCTAGCGGACACGAAAATTCCGATGTCGGTGCTGGCGGTTCAGGTTACATAATACTTAGATGGGTGACTTTAGTCTGATGGCTCATTTTGCTCAAATAGATGAAAATAATGTTGTTGTTTGTGTAACGGTTGTACCTGACAGAGAAGAACATCGAGGACACGATTTTCTAAATGAAATTGGTATCGAAGGTACTTGGATTCAAACTTCTTACAACACACATTGCAACAAACACGATCATGGGAAAACGCCTTTACATGGAAATTATGCAGGCATCGGGTTTCATTGGTTACCAGATGAAGAAATTTTTGTTCTGCCGAAACCTCATCCTTCATGGATTTTGAACACAGAAACAGCAACGTGGGACCCTCCAGTAGCTTACGATAAAACAAAACACGAAGGTTATTGGTGGGATGAAGATGTTAAAAATTGGGTGAAACCACCTAAGCCACATCCTAATTGGATTTGGTCTGATGATATGTTTGAGGATTTTGCTGGTTGGGTACCGCCTGTAGAAGCACCCGCTGATGATGGTGAAACTGAATATGAATGGGATGAAGACTCGCAGACTTGGGTTGTGGTGTGAAGTTATTAGAACGCAACAAAGAAGGTAAAAGAATTGCGAAACTATTTGAAGAAAATTTCGTTAAAGAAAAGTCGGAATTAGAATTCACAAAAGATTTTATTTGTATCTATAAAACAGAACAGAATCTTGGTTGCGAAGACATTATTGCAAGAGCTAACCAAGCAGACGAATGGAAGGCATCTGAAGTAGTTGGCGGTTCTTATTCAGGAAAAGAATCTACTGGAGAAGTAGACAGCAATAACCGTGATTCTCAACAGGTTGGTTTTGAAGCACACAACTGTCCTGCTCACCATTTGGATGTCCTTAATTTTGCTTCACGTTCGTTGGATAGTTATTTATTAAAATTTCCGCAAGCTAATTTGTTTCCAGAATTTCGACAACGAGAACCTTACAACTTGATTAAATACAAAGAAGGTCAGGCGTTCCATGACGTACATTCTGACTATTACCCTTTTGGTACTTTAAGTCGCCGTCATCTCACAGGCATCGTTTTTTTAAACAAAGTCGTAAAAGGCGGTGAGCTTTATTTCCCGCATCAAGATTTAACAGTCAAAGCAGAACTGGGGAAAATGATTATTTTTCCATCAGGTTGGACTCATGCTCATAAGACATTCCCACCCATAAACCAAGAACGCTACGTGCTTCAGTTGTGGTGGAGTTTCGAGACAGACGATTCAGAAACAGAGTAAACAATGGAAGAGATAACAGACGTAAAAAAGATAGGAGTATCGAAGCTAACGCTTGGACTCATCATGTCTGTAGCCTCCATTTCAGGTGTAGTCGTTTGGAAAGCAGCTTCAGTCGCTAATCAAATCTCTGATTTGGAAGCGAAAGTAGCTGTTATTGAACAGAACACTGGGACTGATTCGAGTGTTCTAGCAAAGTTAGATGAAATAGAGGAAGGTATTGTTGCAAATGCTTCTGCCATTGATAGCGTTAGGGCTGCTCGTCTTGACGATTTGGACAGGTTCGCACCTTCTTTAATCGTTGAAGCTATAGCTTCTGACATGAATGTTCTTATTGAAGATGTAGATGAGATGAAAGAGGTCATCGCTTCTCTTGCGTGGGTTCCTTCAGAATTTAGTACGATCTGGGATCGTATATATTTAGCTGAAGAAGCTATTCAAAGTAAAGCATGGGGAGAAAGCTTCTATCAGGACAACGAATGACCGATATAATCCCAAGAGAAGAATGGGGTGCGGAACCGGCTCGTTGGACAACCAATCAGAAACGACCAGTTGACCATGTGTTTATTCATCATGGCGCTACTCTTTTAAGAGATCACTCTCAAGAGGGTGAAGCTGCTATAGCTAGGGCATACCAGCGTTATCATTTCGGTAAATCGTGGGCTGATATAGCTTACAGTTTTCTTATTGGTTTAAAATCTGGTCGAATATATGAAGCTAGAGGCTGGTTTAATAGACCTGGTGCTACTAAGAATTGGAATCACAGGTCATACGCTATTTGTATTATTGGTGATACTACTCAACAAGTTATTTCTGATGAGGCTGTTCGAGCGATACATAATTTGATTAAAGAAGGAATCAAGCTGGGTTACATTTTGCCTGATTTTAATATACGTGGGCATCGTGATGTGAAGAATAAAGATTGCCCTGGTCATACTGCTTATTCTCGGTTACAGGAAATGCGCCCTGATGTGGAAACGGTAGTGGTTCCTAAGCTCGTTCCTCCGGCGTTTACAAAGCCTCTGAAGCTTCGCTGGCCTAGAAATAGGTCACCCCTAGTCAAATGGGTTCAGGCGGTCTTAGGATTGCCCCTGAACGGAGATTATGGATGGCTGACAGTTCAGCGTGTTAAAGCTTGGCAGAAAGAAAACGGTCTTAAACCTGATGGTATTGTAGGTTCGATAACCTATAACAAGATGTTCGGAGAATGAAGTGGCTCTTGATTACCGCCAATCAGGGATTGATTACAGAGATTCAATCAGAAATTATTATGGTGTAGCTCATGCCACTGTTACCCCTTCGACGATTGCTTGCACAGCTACACTTCCTGAAGTTCAAAGGAGTCTCCCTTACAGAGAATCAGGGATTGATTACAGGCAAACAGCGACAACGTATCGTGGGGACAACGCATCTGAAGTTAATATCGGTGCTTATCCTACTATCAGCGTGGTTGCTGGTGTGGGTGCGGTTCCTGCGTCAACAGTATCGGGAAATGCGAGTGTCTCTCCTGCGTCGATAACATGCCCAGGGGCTACTGTCCCTTCGGTTACTGCTGCAAGTATCGTAACTATTTCAGCTACGACTGTTGAAGCTACAGGTGTTCCTCAAAATGTAACAGTTCTTTTATTCACTGAAGCTGTTGCTACTTCTGTTGCAGGTGTTGGTGCAGTACCAGCGCATGTCGTAACAGGTGACGCTCAAGTCTCCGCTGCGACTGTTGCTGCTAGTGCAACAATCCCTGGTCCTAGTGCCATATCTGGTACCGCAACAGCTACGCCTAACATTTTAAATAGCACAGCTACGGTAGGTGACCCTGATATGGCGATGAGGTATGTGCCTAAATACGAAAACACTTTACCGACACAAGCTAAAGGTGAACCTGATTATCAACCATTAGCTCCCATGAACAGGCTTGCACGTTTCTATAGTCCAAGATCCAGGGGTACTAATGTTTGGATTCTTTCAAACACTACTGTTACAACAGATCAACCTGTCACACCAACTGATGTTGCTAATATAACTAGGACTTTGTATGGCTCACATGAAAGTCCTAATGATTTAACTTCAACTGAAGCTAACCTTTTAATAGCAGCAGGTTATGACGTTACTGTTAGGGAGGCTGCCTGATGGGTACTAAATTAAGAAGAGAGAATGGTCGTTTTGTTAGCGACGCTACACCTGAAGAACGTGAAGCTTTCAGACAAAACGCTCGGTCTTTTCGTACCGCCCCTTCAGCTATGCCTTCTCGTAGTAGTGCGGCTGGCGAAAAAAAAGCTTGGAATGATTTGGAAACAGACATGGATTCCTACAAGCGTTTAAGGGATGATGGTTTACAACCGCCTTCTATTCGTGGTTCTGCCGACTTAGAGAGTCGTGCTGAGACTAAGATAGAGGTGGAGTCAGGACAGGTTGTTGAGGATAAAACAACCCGACAACAAGTTGAAAAAGTTATTAAAGAATCAGAGGGCAACACATGACAGCACAAGTCTGGATAGATAGAACTAGAGATTTATTATTATCTGGCACTGTCGAAACAATTAACCGTCTTAATGGAAGTATGACAGATTCAATCAGTTCAATGAACACGGAGCTTGATACTGGTCCTATTTCTACAGGTTCAATCATAGAAATTGACACAGAGTTGATGTATGTGACATCGGTTAGTGGTCTTAATGTAGGTGTCATCAGAGGTTATGGTGGCTCTACAGCCGCTGCCCATGATGATGATTCTATTATTAGGGTTTCACCTCAATACCCTGCTCACATGATCTTGGATGCTTTGAACGATGATTTGAATGATCTTTCAGCTAAAGGTTTATATCAGATGAAAGTAGCTACGTTTACTTACACAGCTTCCACGCAAGGATACGATCTTGCTTCGGATGTTCTTGGTGTTCATCGTGTTACTTTTACTGACGAGTCCGGTGATTTGTCAGAACCAGAAGTTCGTAGATGGTCGTTGCGTCGCAACAGGCTTTCTTCTACTTTTTCTTCTGGAACTGCTTTGGTTTTAGCGGACACTCCAACTTCAGGTCAGGGTGTTCGTGTTGAATACAAAGCACCCTTTACTACTTTAAGCACTTCTTCAACAGCTTTAACAACTGTTGGTCTTCATTCAGAAGCGTATGATCTGCCACCTTTGGGTGCAGCTTTAGCTTTAATGACTTTCAAACCGATAGCCCGTGAGAGTGTGATGACTCAATCACCTATCAGACGAGCCGAAGAAGTACCTTCTGGAGCTATTTCAGCTTCAATGCGTGATCTACGTTTCCGTAGGGATCAAAGGGTAGAAGCAGAAAAGATGCGACTCGCACAGCTTTACCCAACCCAATGGTTGCGTAGCGGAGAATAATTATGGCGATTGCGCCTAAATACGACATCTCGATAAATGGTCGAGGGTACATGGTTGATTATACTAATTACCGTCGTAGGACTATTCCTGCACAAAAAGAACAAAGAGACACATCTGAAGATGTTGGTGAAAACACTCTTAGTAATGTTGGTCAATGGGTTAGAAGCCAGTCGGATTGGTCACATGGCGCTGGTCAAGAATTTTTTGATTTAAATGATTCAGACAGAAGAAGGTTTCACACTTCTAAGAACATAGATATTTTTACTAAAGGCCAGCTTCACATGTGTAAAGCCATCGAAGAAAAATCTTCTGGTTCTAATAACAACTTGTACGCCAAGATAGTTAACGGTTCGGTTTTCTATTTTTCTGATGGACAACTTATGAAATTCGGTAATCCTGATGTTAATGCTGGTTCGTATTCTCCTTCTTCTATAGACATGGATTACGCAATTTTAGATTGGACTTCTGATGGTGCATCTATTTATTGCGCTCAAGGAGCTAATGGTGTTCGTAAAGCGACTGTTTCATCTACTAGCGGTGATTCTACAATAGGGTCGTTTCAAGCAGATGTTATTGAGTACGCAAACGGTAGACTTTTAGCTTCTGATGCAGGAAGAATAGTAGAACTTAATACTTCAGGTGTAGTTCAAACTTTCGATAAAACTCTTACAGGTACATGCAAAGCCATAAAAGGTGGACCTAATAGTATTTATGCAGCTTACAATGTGAATGGTCAGGGAATCCTCTACACGATAGGCATATCGACAACAGACGGTTCTCTCGCCTACCCAGTCCCAGCGGCGGTGCTACCACTAGGGGAAACATTCTCTGGTCCGTGCTGTATCGATACATTTGGAGAATTGATTGTGGTTGGTACTTCCGCTGGGGCTAGGTTTGGTTTAATTAACTCTAACGATCAGCAATCGGTCACATTCGGACCTGTAATAGATACAGGTGGAGCAGCTTATGGTGTTCGTATCTCCGGCAAGTACGGATATTGGGGTACAAAAAATGGGGATACATATAAAGCTGACCTTTCTATTTTCACAGACACTCTTGTCCCAGCCTATTGTCGTCTTCTTTCATTTGACGATGCGGCGAAGGGAAATGTTCTTTCATTAGAACTCTACAATAACAAACTTTTCTTTACTGTGTCTGCCGGTGAATTATATGGAGAAGATGCAACTGGGGATCTTTCAGCTACAGCAGAGTTGACAGTTGGAACTATTACTTTTGGAACGTCAGCTTCTAAAGTTGGCAGGGCTGCTTCCGGCAGGTTTGCAAAAGAACAAGCTGCATCAGCTTCAGGTGATATTGATTACAGTGTAGCGAATACTGATTACCAAGCAAGTTCAATCAATTATGGTGGTTTAGTTGCTGGTCAAGCTGGGACTGTGACAGTAACAGCTACAGATGAAAACAATGTTTCGACAGCGATGGTTCTTGAAGGAACAGGAATAGAATCTTCTTATTCTGCCGCAGACCCATCGAGTGAAACTTTCACAATTAAATTAACTTTGAATAGAGATGCAGGTTCAACTACTAGCGGTCCTATATTTGAACGCTGGTCTTTTCATGCTAGACCCCAACCAGTTCGCATAGAAGAACTAATAACTCCTCTAATAATACAGGGGAGAGTAACGACTATGCACGGTTCTGGTGCTTTTGTAGGTTATGATAGTCAAGAAGAATATTTACATTTGCGGAATCTAGCTAATCAATCAAAAGCAGTTACTTTTGAAGAAGGGAATCTGTCATACTCAGTAACGGTTGAAGACATTGAAATGTCTCCAGTCAGAATGAGTGCTGATGATTCTTTTTGGGAAGGAACTTTGATATGTCGTCTTCTAACAGTCCCATAAGTCTTAACGAGTTTACAGAAAATACAAGAAATGGTGGCTCCGGAAGATGGTGCGACAAGCTTCCTGAAAAAATCAGAGAAGAAATTATTGCTTCTAACGCTGGTTCAAAAGTTGCAGCAGATTGGTTAAGAGAAGTTCACGGGTTTGAAGCTGCTACTCCTAAAAAATGTGAACCTTTAATGGAAGAGCGAAAGAAGAGAAACGCTGGCTGATTCTTTAGAAGAGTTCAGTAACAATACTGTTCTCTTAGACCGTTTATCACGGTTAGAAAAGGCACATATAAAAGCCAAGTCTGAGCTTGCTGTAGCTCGTAAACAAAATGTTGTTCTTATAGATGAAGTTGATTTACTTGAAGATCGAATTGAAGCTTACGAAAAGGTAGGTAAAAATAAACCACCTGTTTGGTTGACTCCTAAGAAGCCTAAGAAGACAGCAGCTACGGTTGTTGCAATGCTTTCTGACTTACATCTTGATGAAGTTGTTGACTTGGATGAAATGGGTGGCGCTAATAAATATGACCGAGAAATAGCAGAAATAAGATTAAAACGATTTGTTGAAAAAGTAATTGAACTTTCTAATAATTATATTGCCGGAGTAAACATCGAAGGTTTATGCTTACTACTTGGCGGTGATTTAGTTAGTGGCGATGTCCATGAAGAATTAGCTCAAACAAACGAAGGGGTATCCGGCATAGACACTTGTGTTTATTGGTCATCCATTCTTGCTTCTTGCATAAGTGGTTTAGCTGACCATTTTGGCAAAGTGCATGTTAGTAGCGTGGTTGGTAATCACGGCAGACAAACACGTAAACCTAGAATGAAAGGAAGGGTTAGGGATAATCTTGATTATCTACTTTCTACAATGGCAGCTACACATTTATCAAAAGATAAACGTGTGACTTGGAACATTCCTGATACTGCTGATTGCCTCGTAAATGTTTATGACACAAAGATTTTACTCACTCACGGAGATCAAATTCGTGGAGGTGGGAATGGTGTGGGCGGCTTGCTTGCCCCTGTGATAAGGATGATTCAAAAGAAGAGGGTGAATCAGCCTTTTGATGTAATGGCTTTTGGTCATTTTCATCAACAAATAATTAGCCCTGAACAGGGTGTTTTTGCTTGTGGGTCTTTGAAAGGAGTTGACGAGTTTAGTCGTTTAATGAATTTCCCTGACTCTGAACCTCTACAAGCTTTTGCTGTAGTAACCCCAACAAGGGGCTTTACTTTTACAGCGCCTATATTCGTACAAGATAAAGAAAAAGAAGGATGGTAATAACCATGATTACAAAAGATTTAATAGAGAGAGTAGTAGCCACATTCGTGCAGGCTGCCATAGGTGCCATGTCATCAAACTCCATGTTTGACTTAGGTGTTGACCAATGGAAGATGATGGCAGGTGCAGGTGTCGCTGCTGCTGTGTCCGTTATTAAGGGCGCTCTCGCTCAAAAAGTTGGAACTAAAGGAACTTCTTCCTTAACTGATTAAAACTAATTAGGTAGGGTCAGGGTGTGTAAATACAGTTTGACGGTTATCACCCTGACTCTACTGAACAAAGATTACGATGCTTGAATTACTTGAATTGGCTAATCAAAAGAATGACTTGACCAGCAAGTAATTAGCGATTACGCTATCTGTAAACAAGGGGGTTATTTATGGAGAATCAAGTTAGTGTTATTTCAGCCACAGTAGAAAAGTTTCTACAAAACAGATGGCTTAAAGAACAAGCGGCTGGTGGTAAACCAACTGCTTGTTCTACTTTAGGAAGAGCTTCAGATGTTCTTTCATGTCAACGTAAGATTGCTTTTGGGATGGCTAAAGTTAATCCTTTAGACGTTCCGTATCTTTCAAATCTTATTGCTTTAGATATTGGTAATGAGATGCACGAAAGAGTGCAAAGCGCCCTTCACGATGCTTTCCCAGATTTTAAGTCAGAGGTGCCGATTGATTTGACACCTTTAGGTTATGACGTAAGTGGATCTGCTGATGGGTTATTAACTATTGCAGATCAAAAAATAATTGTTGAGATCAAAACGACTGCCGGTTTCGGATTTAAAATTTGTAGTGAAGGTCATGCAAAAAGTGGTGAGTTGCCTGGTGCAAAAATAGAGCATCTTATTCAAGCTGGCATCTACGCTCATGGGGCTGATGCTGACGGCGTTCTAATAATTATGATTAACAAAGAGAACATGGAGTTTGGTAAATACAAGGTAGGTCAAACTCTTGAATTTGAACAACGGCTTGATGATGTAGTCCCACCTTGTGGTAAATATGAAGGCGGTCAAACTTTACGTGAGCTTGCTTTAACTGAGCTTATGAGGATGCAAAGAATCGCTGACCAAGTTCAAGAAAATGTAGTTCCTGCAAGGATCGACCCAGTTGAAGGTGTTATAGATAACCCTCCAACATTCATGGCTACTAGAGGCTATTGGAGATGCAGGTATTGTAACTACAATTCTATTTGTCAAAACCTACCCACTGAAGAGATCAGTGTTGAAAAGTCAACTCAGCATGTCATCCAAACTTGGAGTCCTGTTGCTAAGGAGGTCGCTAATGTTTGATGGTATTACTTACGATAAAGAACAAGATGAGGACAGATTACTTACCTTGTTCGATAAAGTATTAAACCTTATGTCAGATGGTCATTGGCGCACGTTGAATGAGATAGCTTTTCAAGTCGGCGGTCAAGTCCAAAGTGTTAGTGCAAGATTAAGAGATGCACGTAAAGCTCAGTTTGGTGGGTATCAAGTGGAGCGTAAACGTGTTGGGGGTGGATTATGGATTTACAGAGTCTTAGATCCTCTCCCAGTAGATAATAACCAGCAAACATTGGAGGTATGTGATGGGTTTTAATCCCGATGAGTATGAACAGGTAGCTGATCGTATCCCGTTATTTTGGGAAGCATTTCCAAACGGGCGTATAGAAACTGAGATGATTAGCTATGACGAAGAGAAAGGCACAGTTGTTTTCGTTGCCCGTTTATTTAGAGAAGGGGAAGACACTCCTTTTGCTACTGGTTGGGCTAGAGAAGTACGTGGTGATGGGTTCGTTAATAAAACTAGCCATGTAGAAAATTGTGAAACATCAGCATTGGGCAGAGTTTTAGCAAATGCTTGTTTCTCAGATAAGAATAAGCCACGCCCCAGTCGTGAAGAAATGTCAAAGACGGTAGGTGCAGGGGAAAAGGTTACGGCGACCCTAGATTCTCAACCCCCTCCTGAATCTGAACCTGCGCTTACCGTCGTTCCGAACGATATAACTAAAGAGCTTAAAGAACTTGGGGGTAGAGGTAAGGATCTTGGTTTAACTCAACCCCAGATAAGAAAAATAGCGAGCGAAGTATTAGGTAGAAAGATCAGCAAAGCTGCTGATATATCTACGAGTGAAGAAGTAGAAGCTGTCCAAAGACAATTTGATGAGATCGAACAATTAAAGGAGACACCATGAGTTATATCAATGTTAACGGAACGGGAAAAATAGTTACCGAACCGGAATTAAAAGAACTCTCTGGCGATAAATGTGTAATCAAGTTACGAATAATGGCTACCAATAAAGCAGGCAAAGACGGTAACAATATGTTTATTGACTTGGAAGCTTGGGATCATTTAGCTAGAAACTGCAACTCTTTAATGTCTAAAGGTACTTACATTATTTATTCTGGGAGACTTCAACAGGATGAATGGGTTAACACTAAAGACAACAAGACCATGACAAAGGTTAAAATTACTGCTTCTGATATAGGTGTTCAAACTTCTCGATGGGATGATGACGACCAAGAAAGAATCAAAGAAGCAAAGCATGAAATTGAAACATTGGATGATCCCGAAGAATTATTCTAATGAGTTCTAAGAATAAAATTAAAGGAACAGCTTTTGAAACTGCTGTTGTTAACTACATAAACAATAACTCTTGTTTGAATGTTGAACGCAGGGCTTTGTCCGGCATGAACGATAAGGGCGATATTATTGGCGTGCCGGATACAGCCATAGAATGTAAAAATGTTAAAGACTGGTCTCAAAGACTTGGCTCATTCATTAACGAAGCTGAAGAGGAAGCTGCCAATGCCTCTGTCAACATAGGTGTTGTTGTTATTAAGAAACGTAACGCTCCTATAGATGATGCTTATGTTGTGCAATCATTACGTCAATGGGTTGAGACTATAGAAAGAGATTTGAATGGATGATATGCAGTTGTTTGATCCTCAAGCACCTGAGAAAAACAATGCTAAAACTATTTTCGCAGAATGGGCGCAAGACCCTGATAGTAGACCACGTTTAAGAAATAGTCGTGATGCTACTGTTGTTGCTCGAATAGTCGAAGCTTTAGAAGCAGGTTTCAAAGAGCCTGTAATAAAAAAAGCTTTAGATAAGTGTTGGAAATTTTCATCTAAAGCTGCTTGGGAGACTGCTTTGAATATTGCTTTCGAGGAGTGTAGAAGAGAAAATAAATCTAAAGGGATTCGTTTATCAGACACTCAGGAAGCTTTGTTGCGTTTAAGAGAAGATCGTGGGCTACTTAAAAAACCGTGAGAGTGGCTGGACAAGTAGAGCCGCTTGCAAGGGAGAACCAGTAGAGATTTTCTACAAGAAAAAGTATTTAAAAATAGCTCAACGTATTTGTTCCGCTTGCGTAGTTAAAAAAGAATGTGGTCTAGCTGGTCGTAAAGAAAAGTTTGGAGTTTGGGGTGGGATTCCAAGAGGGTGGTTAAGAGAAGAGAAATGATTTCTTTAACAAGTTTTCCTGAAAATCTTTTTGCTATCAGCAGTATTCATAATGAAGACAGGTTTTTAGGAATGAGAATAGATGACCCTGACCATTCAGAAGTTGTTCTTTTTGTGGGGCATCACGGTGTTGAATTTGATGGTGCTATTACTGCAATGGTAGAAACAGGTGTAGCTATTAACAGAGATCAGTTAATTGAAATGTCTCAAGCGATGCTGGCTACTGCTATGAGTATGATAGAGCCTGACGATTTTTCAGAGAATGGAGAAAGTTATTATGGGTAAAACAAAACTTTTTGAAAAGACTCCCAACTGGATGGATCAAGCTGCTTGCAAAGGTATGAACCCTGAACTCTTTTTCCCTAAAGGAGCTATCCCTAATAAGGTTAAAGAAGTTTGTGGAAGCTGTTGTGTAAAAAGTCAATGCTTAGAACACAGTCTTAAAAATAATGAGATTGATGGTGTCTGGGGTGGAGAAGGTAAAGACGCTCGTAAAAAAATTAAACGAATTAGGTGGAACTTTACTTACGGACAGATTATTAAATGCAGAATTTGTGAATCAGATTTTAAAACAATTAGCCCCCACCATAAAATTTGTAGTGAACCTTGTCGTCAATTAGCTAAGAGTAAACGATTATAGAATGACTTCTCTTTTGCTTGCCGTGATTGTTGCCGTGAACTCTATGGTTGTGATACCTGAGATAGTGGATCAAGAATATCGTATGTATGAGCGTGGTTCTCATATCGTGGAGTTACAAAAAGAAATAGGTGGAGTTCAGGTTGATGGGATTTATGGACCGAAGACTAGAGCGAAACATATTGCTTCTGTTGGTGGTGGAGTAGCTGCTGTTTACAGGTGGTACGGGTTCACACCTTTAACGAACAACACTAAACCTTTAAGCGTTCTAATAGATGAGTATTTTAAAACAGAATCAGATCGTCTATGGGCGACACGGGTTGCTTTCTGTGAATCGTCTGCTTTGCCGCATCATGTTCGCTCCACTGCTGTTTCACCTGCTCTAGCTGTCGGAGCTATGCAAAACCTTATGCGTTACTGGTCAAGCCGTGCCGTTTCAGCAGGTTTGTCGGCTGATGCTTCTCCTTACGATTTAGAAAATAACATAAGGGTAGCTGCACATTTGTTTTACACCTCAGGTAAACATCATTGGAATCCTTCTAAGAAATGTTGGGGGAAATAATAATGCAACAAGCTCACCAAAAAATTGTTAGAGAAAAAATGAAAACAGAAGATTCTTTCAATCTGTTTGGTGACTGGTGGGAAGACATAGAAGTAGACATTAAAAAAGCAGTTGTTAAACCGATTGATTACAAGACGGCTGCGAGTGTGATTATCAAGTATGAGTGGCTTGGTTGTATGCCTGCGATGGTTAAGTATTGTTTCGGTATTTACTTTGACGGCAATCTAGGTGGCGCTGTTGTTTACAGCACGGAATATATAGAGAACTTAGGTAAGTGGGATAAGTACGATTACACAGGCAAGATCATTCTCTTATCAAGGGGCGCTTGTGTTCATTGGGCTCATCCTCATAGTGCCAGCAAACTAATAACAAGTTCGATGAAAATGCTCCCTGAGAAATACAAAGTCGTGACTGCTACTGTCGATGAACACGCTGGCGAGATAGGAACTATCTATCAAGCCTGCAACTTTGTTTATATAGGTTCTATGCGAGACAACAATCCAAATGTGAACAGCAGAAAAGATGACAGGTTTGGAGTTGAGATTGACGGCAAGTTATATACCGCTCGCTCCATGAGGCAGAAGGTCGGTTCACAAAAAAAGGAAGACATTTTAAATGTTTATCCTCACGCCGTGTTTGTACCTCAAGCTAGTAAGAAAAGGTACTTTTATTTTCTTGGGAATAAGAAAGAGAGACAATACCACCGGAGTCAAATAGAAGATCAAATTCAACCGTACCCAAAAAGAGATTTGTTATGAGTCCTGAAGAAGTCGAAGAGATTCTTTTTACGATGACTGCTATTTGGACTCAGAAAATAAACGACCCTACGTTAATGGTTTGGAAGGAACTGTTAGCTCCAGAAGACCGTTCTAAAGTTAGAGCAGCTATCAAACAATTAGCTGATACCAGTAAATATTTTCCTGCATGGTCAGAGGTTAAAGAAATTGTAGAGCTTTTAAAACGTCAAGAAAGAGAAGCACCTAAAGCTATTGAAGCTGGGAGTTATTTATCACACAAAGAAAATCTAGAACGATTAAAGGAAATCAAAAAGCTTAGAAGTATGTGAGTAAATGTTGCTCTTGCATGATATGATTTTGTTTATACACATTTCACTCCAATCGTTTTGTGTAAACAAAAAACCCCCCGATTATGGGGGGTTTTTTACTTGGGTTGACAGTCCTAGATTATGCGGCTTTACGTTTTAGTCGCCGTATCTCAGCTTTGAGTTCAGCAACTTCTTCCCGTAGGGCTTTGACCCTACAAGCTTCTGCATTGTTTTCTTTGTACGAAATGCTTTCCAAATGGTCAATGTTCACACACGCTCTTTCCCCACAGATATGGTGTATCTGGTTTCCTTCAGGGATAGTTTCGTTGTTGGCTACTTCCCAGACTTTTCGATGGGTAGCAATCCGAGTCAACCCTTCTCCATCTTTCGCTATGCAAATAGACCCGTAACCTGATTCCATTTTGGTGTGTTGCCAAACTAAACAACCGTTGTTGTTTGGCTTCACGTACCCATTTTGAGGATCTAAATAGAAAGCAATAGTTTCAGTCCAGTCTAAATGAAACAAAGTAGGGCGTAACTTTCTACCTGCTTCAAAAGTTTTATTTTTGTACCATCTTGCCCCATGTCCCTGACAAATCTCACCGTATTCGATTGATTTTGGGTCAAACTTTGAAGGATCTTTAAGCCCTACATATCCTTTGTCTGTGACTCGACCACATGGGGTTCCTTTGGAATCTATAGGCACCATGCAAGTGCTGTTGCGAGGTAAGGATTGAACTAACGGAACATCAGGGTACGTGTCTCCGTATTTGTCTAATCGTTTAGCATGACCACGACAATGATCGTCAGTCTGTGTTCTTTGTTTAAATGAACAGCCCTTAACTATGCAGTTTTTATATTGTTGTTCTTTAATCAGTAGGGTTTTGCTACCCAGACAGCAACGCCGATTCTGATGTTTCTTAGCAGCACGTTGAGCGTTACCAAGTGTTGCATATCTTGGTTCCCCACAGCGAGCGCACTTCACATGCAAGGGTATTTGCGAATCTCCACTGTATGGCTCTAGTGGAATATATTCACATGCTCGCATTATCTTGTCGGCTTCTTCTACTGTATGTTTATTCGGCATTACGCTATCTCCATCTTCGGAGCTTGTTTAGCACGACTGTTTTTCAAGTGAGCATCAACTTCAGGATCGTCGTCGCCTATGTCGTAACGAACATTACGTTCTTGAAAACCGACAGGTATCTGTGAGTCTTTAGTCCATACCCATAAATGGTACTCGTTAGCTGTATCAACAACTCTAGACTCAGCAGGATAAAGCTCAAGTGCTTCACGCTCGTCACCAAAAATGTCGTTTTTAATCTGCTGGAAATGTCGCCAAGGTCGATTCGTTGCCCGTGTATGAGAGTGAATACACATTTGGCAAATACCATCACGACCTAACTCTTTGTTTAAGTATCTGATTGTTGCCTGATACCTGTCGTTTATCCAAACTTCGTCAGGCATGTCACCATGAAACTTATCTTTTATTTTTTCATAGATGTTATCGTCAGCTAGTTGAGCGGCTTGCATACGCATCCAAGCCTTAGCTTTAGTTGGGGCTTTACGTTTCTTACCCATTGTTTTATTCTCCAATCGTGGTCTGTCTCATCAGTATGTGGTGACCAATCCACATAGACACCCTTACGGGTGTTTCAACTAGCTTTCCTTCCGGTTTCAAGTAACCATTTTTCAACGTCAGCTTTAAGGAAAAAAACTAACCCCCATCTTCTAATAACTGAAGAAGGAAAATCATTACTGTTAATCCAGTAAGTAATATTTGATTTATGCACCCCTTCTTTTTTTGCTATATCTGACAAGGTGATTAACTCCGATAAACGGTAATCGTTTATATTTATTTCAGGTCGAGGAGGAACTAATTGCATCTTCTCCACCCCCTGTCACGAAAGTACCAACATTGACGTTGACAACATCTTGAGTCATTTCACGAACATGCTCATCGTGTCCGTTTACTTTGTATTCAAGGTCGGCGTAAAATCTTTGAACGACTTTCCATTTGCGTGAAGCTTTAGAAATCACGTAAGTACCGTTGTCGCCATTGTCGTAATCAAGGTTTTTGATTACATCAACGTAAACGCTTGAATTGCCTCCGAACCAGTTGCCTATCATTTGAATGAACCTTGCAGGCTCGTTGACACCCAAAGCTGATGCCGCTTGACAAAAAGCTTCAATGGACTCAATACCACCGTTCCAATGAAGGTAAATGCCTACCTGTGATGTATCCAAAATGCTCTCAGATGAATCTTGAAAACTTATTACCGCTCTATTTCCCATGATTGTTCTCCTTTCGTTCTGTCATAGATATAACTGGTCTAGGTGAATTGATAATTTCTTTTTTAACAATCTCATCTCTAACTTTGTAAATGTTTACACAACACTTCCTTAAAGAAAGATCGATTTCTTCTAACTCTTGAAGCCATAAAGCAAAACGTGGTTTCAAGTCTTCCCAAGCTTGATCTCTTGTTACAGATAAAGCCGACAGGATAGCGTCGTCTCTAAAATAAGGATGACATTTTATAGAAGCCTCGACACTTGTCTCTAAGTGTTTAGCATTTATTAGTATTTCTTTTAGCCGCTCGGTTATTCCGGCGACTGGTTCAAATGGTTCTATCATTTGTATTTCTCCAATCATTTGGTCTATCTCTTCAGCGTTAAGAGACCATCCTTAACGGACACTCCGAAGAGTGTTTCGATATTATTTACAAACCGGCGCTATTAGTTCCGGATCGGTTGTATCAGGACAAAACGGTTCATAATTTTTTGGGTCGTCAATCCATGCAACTATCATTAAACATGAGATAAGCAACCCAATATAAACACGCTCTTTTAATGTCAACTTATTAGTCATTTTCAAACTCCTCTCTAAGCTGCCATGTAGTTCTCTTGTGCCATTTGTGTTCAAATAGTCCAAGCTCTATCAATTTATTACCGGCTTGATTAAGTCGTTCTATAGCGTGACTTAATCGAGTGTTTTCTGGGTTATAAATATGTCCCATGTTGTGAGCGTCATCGAGATAAATGCACATAGTTTGATCGTGCTGTGCATCGAGAAACTCTCTAACGTAAAACAATATTTTTGTATCCTGTCCGGAATCAAATTTTAGAATTGCTTCTTGGCAATCTCCGGATATACCCTCTAAAACTAATTTCATTTTATTCTCCCTCTCTTTTCTTGTGCTTCTGTCATTGTTTTATTCGCCATATTCACACGCTCCGCAGATGTAATCCGCTGTGTAGATATTGCCGACATAAACACCATGCCTGCAATAATCTTTGTCAGGGATCGGTTCGACATCACTATCTAACACTTGACCTGTTCTAGCCTCTCTAAGTATTTCCTCTACTGACAATTCAGCCATTAGTTTTCTCCAATCGTGGTCTATCTCTTCAGTGACTAGAGACCATCCTAGCCAGACACCCTTACGGGTGTTTCGATTAGTTCGTGTAAAGAGTTTCAAAAGGAAATGTCTCTTGAAAATAATCTCTAAGCCATACCGCCCAATCAAGATGTGTAATATCTCTTCTAGCGTTATCAAACCAATCTTTATAAACAAACTCTATTTTTCCGAGTGTGCATATACCATATTGCATGTTGAAAGTTTTAGGGTAAAAACGGATCTCTTCAGAAGGTCCGCCCCAAGAGATCAGATATTTAAGATAGGGTAGCTCCCCTTCTTTAATCTCTTGCCAATCTAGAGACAAACCGTACTCATGGAATCTAGTAGTAGCGTCGTCTTGCTCGACGATCATATCGCTAGACTCCATGCCCTCGATCATGTCCTGAAAGTCTTCGCCCCTGCTTACGATTGCGTCGTCGATAACGGCTTCGCAATTTACAGTTAGCCCGTTTGATTTATTCATTGTTATTTCTCCAATCGTGGTCTATCTCATCAGTAGCTAGAGACCATCCTAGCCAGACGCTCTAAGAGCGTTTCGATTTAGGCAACCTCCTTTAATGCTACGGCTTCGTAAGATGACTCCTGAGCGTCTTCGTAGCCTTCAGAAGCTCCGACCCCTTCCATCTTGTCTAAAATGTAACTCGCTGCTTTCTGGGCATCCGTTCCGGCTTTCCAAAGTAGCTGGGCTCCATCTTCACCCTCTAACGCTCTTATCCAACTTTTAAGATAAGAAGCGTGATTATCTAGCGGCTGATGCTCGACACCTAAAACGTTAGCTAGAAACACTCCGCAGAGTTCAGCTATTAGCTCTTCAAACGCATATTTAGCGTCACCGAAACGACCTTCTAAATCTCTATTAAGACGGCTTTCGTATCCTGACCAGTGACCAAATTCATGCCCTACAGTAGAGACCCATTCTGAGAGGCTAATAAATTGGTCAGCTATCGGGGTTATGATTTTATCTTGCGAAGGGATAAAGCAGGCTCTATCGCCGCCGTTCTCCTCTTTCCAATTAGCTCCTACTTTAAGGAACTCTGACCGGATCTTTTCAACCTGCTCATCATTTGTTAATTCGGTCTCCTCGACTCTTACAGGCAGTGAAGGATGCTCTGGTTTTTCACCCTCTAACGCCTCGACTTGTGAAGCATTAAAAACGGTATAAGTACGCTCTAACAAAACCTTTTTCATTTTGTGGTTTTCTTTGCAAGTCTTCCCAATATTAAAAAGACCTTTACAAGGTGTCTCCTCGTTGCAAACCATCTTAGGAGCCCAATAAATAATCTCGGTTCCTCGCTCGCCCTTCTGAACTTGGCAGCCTTTACTTTGCCACTGTTTGTAAGTAGCAAACCGCCCATCCTCCCAGCCTTCACAACTCTTAGCCATACTCAAGACTAAAACGTTAGAACCCTTATAGATAGTCTTCGTAATTGGGTTATGCGGAACCTCGAAACCGTGGACAGCTACCCAAGATTTGGTCCAACTTTTAGGATTGTTTTTAAGTAACTCAATAAGGTTTTCGGTTAGTCCCTGAGCTACTTTCCTAACCTTCTCATTTGTAAACATTTAACTACTCCAATCGTTAATATTTTTGATTACCCTACCAGGTTATACGAGTGTTCAAAAAAACAACAACACCGGCGAAAAATTTCTTATTACCCTGACTCCCTACCCGTCAAAAACCCCATAACAAAAACCCAGAAGCCCAGAAAAAAAACCTAGAAAAAAAACAAAACCAAACCCAGAAATCGATCAAGTCTCGCCGTAATTGCGTCGTGCGAGTAGCTCGAAACATCGACCAACGGGAGATGTGGCGAGATACCGCACGCACGCACGATGATTAACGGTGTATTTGTGACTTTGCTTCTAGTGTTTTGGTTGTTTTTGTTGTGTTGTTTTGTGTGGTGTTTGTTTGGTCTTGTGGGGGGAGGTGGGGGTGGGGGTTTTTTTTGTTTGGTTGGTGGTTTTTGTGGTTTGGTATCCCCTGGGACTCCCTCCGTCGATTGAG